CTTTATTTAGCGTAATCCACAATTTCAAACAGCCCTTAGAATTTTCTCGGAATCGGATCGGATCACCCGTTTGGTGGTCATACTCCAAATCACCAACCAATTCAGGTGATCTGGCATACTTTTGGATCGTAGCCTGGACTTTTTCTGGATCAAAATACTGCCCGCCTGATCCCAGATAGTTAATATCAAGTTCCTGTGCAACATGGGTAGCCGACTTGGCACGGGCACACTCTTTGGCATACCACGGAGAGCGTTTTTTGCTCTCAGGAAGAGGTACGCCGCGTTCAAGAATTATGGCGTCATACTCTTCCATTTTCTCTTGTGGATTATCTATTCTGGCCCAATAGGCTTCGTCATCTATTACATATTCTCCGGCTTCTTTGTGGTATAGCCCTTCAGCATACACAGGATGCAGTGTCCAATGCAACCTTAGCTTCTTAATCCGCGTGTGGTGTGTAAGATCATAAAACGCATTCTTGATGCCAAATGGCGTACCATTGATAATACGGCTATTAGTTACAGGCTGCGTGGACGCCAGCATACTATCGCCATTTGGTACTTTGGAAAACTCATCTAAGAAAATATAAAAGCGCCTATCGCCTGTGCCAAAATTATCAGTTGTAGACTCAGCATCTATTGAACATCCTGATTCAGGTAGTTCAATATGCTTTTTCAGACGATGACGGCCTTTATCATAGCCTAGTCTAAGCCATTGAGGGAGATTATCCACCAAATAATCAACTCGCCACATCAACGCCTTAGCATCGCCTGATTTCTCAACAAGTTCTTCAGTACGAGAACCCAGTAGCCCATTACGATTTTTTGTAAAACAAAGTATCCAGACGAAAGCCACTAAGTTAAGCCAGGACACCCCCATTGTTCTACTTTTTTCAATCAGCAGGTCATAGTCGTTTATCGCGCGCAGAATCTCTAGTAATGCCTCTTCCTGAAAATCATAGAGAATGAAAGGAATCTTGGCAAATGGTTCTTTCCGTGGATCATAGGTCCAGCAAAACAGATTGCAAAAGAAGATCGGGTCTTTAGCACAAGCCTCTCTGAAAACTTCAGCATATTCGGGATTCTCCATGACGATATGGTGAATCTTCGCCCGAAGTTTCAGATTAGAAACCACATCCTTCGCTATTAAGTGAGCCAGTGGGCTATTTACTTTCATTCATGCAATCCTTGCAGCAATAAAATCTATAGGTTCTTTCGATGAAAGTAGATGCCTCTTTTACATAGATTCCAAATACTAAAGCCCGAGCACAGCCATGAGCATCTCGGTCACACTTCAAACCTAGCGGTGCGCCGCAGCAATCACAATGGTCGGTAGTCTTTAGCTTGCTCATAACCTTCTTGATCTCCCCAAGATGGTCCGACTTCTATGTCAACAACCACAGGCACACTCAGTGGTACGGCAAGTTCCATCGTCCGTCTAATAACGCCACAGGCTTCTTGCCAATGATTTTTTGGAGCTTCAAAGATCAATTCATCGTGTACCTGCACAAGCATCTTAACCTTTAGCTCATTATGCCGAATCAGGTGAGACAACTCCAGCATCGCAAGTTTGAGCAGATCGGCGGCTGATCCTTGGATTACAGTGTTGACAGCCATGCGCTCAGCTTCCCAACGATCTGGACCATCTGGTTCATTTATGGCAGGTATATATCTACGCCGACCAAGAATTGTGGTTACATAGCCGTTTCGGCGGCAGCCGCTAATAACAGCTTGCTTGAATAATTTTACTCGTGGGTATGTCTTGAAATACTCAGCAATAAATTGTTGTGCTTGGTCCTGAGTAATACCAAGTCCTACTGCCAGCTTCTTTGCTCCCTGTCCGTAAATAATCCCAAAATTGATTGTCTTCGCGGCCTTGCGCATTGAGTCTGTAACTTCGCCAAGAGGCACATCGGCCACCTGAGCAGCAACGGCTGCGTGAATATCTTCACCTGAGTGGAATGCTTCTTGCAAACGAGGATCAGCAGAGTAGTGCGCTAGAATTCGTAGCTCAATCTGTGAATAATCAGCCGACACCAGCACATGGCCATCTTGTGCTATAAATAGCTTCCTAATTAGTTTACCATCCGCAGTTCTAGCTGGGATATTTTGCAAGTTAGGATCAGAGGAGCTAAGCCGACCAGTTGCCGTCACTGCCTGATTAAACGAGGCGTGAATCCTACCAGTCGCAGGGAAGATTTTCTCCGGTAGAGAAGACACATAGGTGCCATTCAGCTTAGCTAACTCTCTGTACTCCTTAATCGCTTTAGGCAATTCGTGCTCTTTAGCTAACGCATCAAGAACTGATTTGTCTGTACTTGGTTCTCCTCCACTAGTTTGCTTTGTGGAGCACAATCCGAGCCGTCCAAACAATTCTTCTCGCAGTTGCGTCGGCGAACTTGGATTGAATTGCTCGTGGGTACAATCTCGTATACAATCTCCGATTGTGGATATTCTCGACTCAAAATCTCTTTGTAGTGCATTAGCTTTTTCCCTATCTATGAGGATTCCGTTATATTCCATATCAGCAAGCACGTCAATTAGTGGAATCTCAACGTGCTCAAGCAATTTGGCGAGTTGCTGTCGTTCGACTTCGTTCCACAAGATTGGAGCCAGTTGAGCGACTACCCATGCGTCCTCTGCTGCATATGCTGCCATGCACTCCAGCGGCACATCTTTGGTACTTAGTTGATGCTGGCCGGAGCCGATGAGGTCTTTCAACTTCATGGTCTCATAGCCTAGGTACTTCTTAGCTAGTACATCCAAGTTATGACGCCGTGAACCAGCATCGCAGAGATAGCTAGCGATAAGAGTATCAAAAGAGATGCCTTGCAGATCAATGCCGTAATTCCTAAGAACTTGTCTATCATATTTGAGATTTTGTCCTAGTTTTTTGTAATCGGGTGTTTTGAGATAAGGCCGGAGTGCCGTCAATACTCTATCTATATCTAAGCAGTCTTCATTTGACGGACACTGGACAGGTAGATACCACGCCTCTCCTCTACACCAACAAAAAGACATACCGACTAAGTTTGCCTGTCTTGGATTTATATTCGTGGTTTCAGTGTCAAACGAAAACCATGACTGTTTATCGAGCTTTATAAGAAAGGCAGCGAATTGACTAGCGTCTTGGACGCAGCGAACGTCAAAAGGCATCCTAGGTACTTCTGGAAAGAATGCCTCTCGCCCAAGAAGTAAACTCTGTGAGTAACCTGCTTGGTCAGGAAGTAGCGGTTTCGTTTTCACTTAGTAGTCCTCGAATCGCCTCAATGTCATCTGATGACATAAAAGGGCGTATCTCTCGAATCGCCTGAATAATGTCTTGGATGATTTGCCCATGTAATGTGGTTGCGTATTCATCATTCGTCATTGTGCAGTAGCTCCACCAGCATGGATTCTATTTCTTTGATAGTCCTCTTCCCTGAACGCTTCATATCCTTTGTTTCTGCGTCTTCCCCCACGGCTTTGGATTCAATTTGACCTACTCTTCCTAAAAAATCCTTTGGCTCGGAGACAGCTTGTTGATATAAGTAGTAGGCAGTGTCACATGGACACGTTGACGGCTTTTCTCCGGTTCGGGCAAACTTTCCGGCTGCGTCGATTGCCCACTGTAGAGACTGCTTATATGTGTAATCCTTGTGCTCACAAGTAATTTTGTCCTTTGGTGTTAAGTCTTCGAGATCAGAAGCCCAGTAGATTTCTGGATGTGATCCAGGGTTTGGATCAAATTCCTTTAGGTCATATTCCCGAAAAATACGATACAAACACTTGAAATCTTTACTGGCCTGTATGACCGCTTGGTTCTTGTTGAACTTGCCGCCTTCTGGTGAACGAAGATACTTGACCCGCTCATCCCACTTTGTGTAGGATTCGTGGTCTTTATCTTGCCGGAAAAGCGTAGAGCGGACACGCTTTGCAAATTCTGTCAAGTTCAAGCGGGTAGTTTGTGACATTCTAGCCACCGAACATACCTCCGAAAAGAGTATCATAAGGACGTGTCTTTTGCACGCGGTGACCGACTTCTTTTCCAGCCGTATAGCCAATATCGTAGGCTTTTTGTAACTCTTTTTTAAGTGATTCAGCAGTTAGTGACACCCGAACACTACTGAAATCAGGAGTATTTAGAGCCGGATTGCGAGCTAGTTTGCTTTGCCAATATACTGTAAATGTCATTTAACTCGCCTCTTCAGGGTCTTTTTCTTTTTAGGCACGATCTTTGAGCCATGCTCAGCCGTCCAGCGCTTTGCGATTTCAGGGTGTTTGGCCCATAAGTAAGCCCGCTGCTTAGCACTTTTGAACGGCATGATTCATACTCCTTCACCATACCATTATATCATCAAAGTCAAGAATTGTCAAGACTCTATGGTATCAAGTGCCACTGAATAGTAGTCCACTAGTTTACGTAATCGCTCAATCTCAGCTACTAGAACTTCATCCCAAAATGGCTCTTGTCCGGGGTATCTAGTGCGTCCAGAAGCCTTTATGCCTACTTGCTTAATAATTTCATCAATTGTCATTGAACGATTTCTCCTATGCCAAGAATCTTTTCATACATCTTTCGTTCCTCATCCGTAAGGGGCTTGCCCTCTACAGCATAGCCCTGCTTTAGATAAATCTTGGCGTACTTTCGTTCCATAAGACTATAGTCATCTTCAATCGTTTGTTTATTTAGTTGACCTGCCCGCCGCTTTGCAGAAGTAGCTCCTTTTATTCGTGCTCGCTTGGCTAGCCCTTGGTTGATAAGCTCCTCCCAAGTGGTTGTACCACGACGAACTCTTTTTTTCTGTCGAGTGTAGCAGCGATTACATAAACCACGAGAATAGATAGTCTCGGAGCTACAATCAGGCGTTAAACATTTCATTTCATTTCTCCCTATGGAATAAAGAATCGGAGTTGCTCTTTTTTGTCTCGGCTCAAGACCATCTCATCCTTTGACAATAAATAATCTATACATTCCTGTCGTTCAGCCACGCAGCAACAATGACTCTTTTTAATAAGCTCATTACGGGTTAGTCCAGCATTACCAGCCCGCTCAAGACTAGATAGTAAACGACCGCAAATCTGATACTTTCTACTCAACTCCATTTTCTTGCTCCTCCTTATCAAACATCTTCAATTGCCCAGGAAGATCGCCGTGTTTCTCCTGGTACTCCTGGAAAGCTCGGATGAATGGATTCGGCCCACGCTTGCTGGCACACAACCCTAGCTTTTCCAACTGCCTCCAGGATACTCGCCCAGATTTAACTTGTGCTTGAGCAGTAAGATAGCATGAGTGACACAGCCC